GCAATTCCAGAAAATCGTGTATCAAGCTCACCAAGCACATGGCTGGTTTGTTCTGTCGTTGTTAGTTTGTCGAACTCGGTGCGCCGCTTGGTGCCTTCGATTGCTTGCTTCTCTAAAAAGGTTAGCTGCTTGATGACTTTTACAACGCCGGTATCGTCTTGACCTTCTAAAATGCCTGAAACGCTATTGTCCGCAATGACTTGTCCAGCTTCCTCCGCTTTAGCCATTATTCGATTGTATAAAAGCTCGATTTTTGTGCTTGGCAGTGCTTGAGATGTGAGGTCAGCCATTTCTGCAATCAATGCGTCAATCGCGGCTTGCGTTTCTTCTGCCCCTTTTTTTATTTCACCGTTTGCAAGGAAAGTGCCTTCTCTTAATCTTTTTTGTGCATCTATTTGCCACAGCGTAAATTCTTTTTGCGACATTTCGCCTTTCATTAAGGCAATGCGCATTTGTTTTTCTTTTTTTACAAATTCAGACATTGCTGCCGATGGTTCAAAAACATCTTGAAAACTTTTTTTGGCTTTCAGGGCAATTAGCTCGACTGCCATAATTCCATGCTTAATCATTTGCAAGGTGTCAAGGAAAGTTCCAAACCCTGACACTAAAGCCGCTGCTACGTCTTGACCTATGTTGCCAAAGCCCTCGGTATCGAGTGCTGCTTGATGAAATTTAGTGGCGACCTCACCAATGATCGGGCTAAAAGCGACAGCAAGTTGGTTACCAAGCCCGGTGAAAACGCCTTTTGCCCTAGTGCCAGCGTCATTGGCCATTTCAATTTTTGCAGCATCAACACGGCCAATTGTGATGCCTAACGCATCAGCTTCTTGAGCCATTACCTTGAGGCCAGCAGAGCCGCCGGCAAGAGTGTTGACTACTGCAACACCTTCAGCATCGAAAAGCTTCATGGACAATCGTACTTTGTCCGATTGCTTCTCAACGTCTTTCATTCTGTCAGCGATGACTTCCATTTGCTTATCAAGAGGAAGTTGCTCAAGGGTTTCGGCATTGATGCCAAGTTCAATCAGCGCATCTTTGGCTTCGCCGGTGCCGTTGGCTGCCTCGCTGACGCGCCTTGTGAGGCGCTGCATAGCCATGTCCATTGTGCTGGCGCTGACGCCGGTGAGTTCGGCTGCGTGCCTCAAGCCTCCAAGGGCTTGTGTGGTGATACCTATTTTGTCAGCAGTTTTGGCGAGGTTGTCGATGTTTTGCATCGACATTTTGGTCAGCGCGGCTGCCGCAGCAACTCCAGCAGTTGCGAACGCAACACCGATTTTGGCAGCAGCGGCGGCTAGTCTAGTCGCCGAGCCCATGACAGATTTGAACGCGGCGGCGGTCTTATCCGTTGCTGTTAATGGTACGTTAAACCTCGGAGCCGCCATCGTCCTTTATCCTGAAGTATGCTTGCCATTCAAAAAGTTCAACCTCGGAGATCTCTTCGATCTCGCCGACCGTTTTGTGTAAGTGTTCGGCAAGCATAAACACAAACATTCGGCCTCGATCGGCTTTTAGTTTCCCTCGATTTCCTCGGCTTTCGGTTGCAGTTCTGCAATTTCGCCAGCAACTCGGATCAACACGTCGGGATCGATTGATCTGCACATGTCAAAAAGATCTGCTTTTTTGAAGCAAGGGTCGCCATCAGCGTCGACTAGGTAATAAATCAATGAAAGCGCAAGCCCTTCGTCCATTTTGTCGCCGGTCAGCTTGGCTTGAATTTCCATTTTCTTTTTAACCGAGATTTGCGGGCGCACGTAAAACGTGCCGCCCCATTCTTCGATCGTCAGAGGTTTTGGATCGGCAGACAAGACACCATCATAATGCGCCCTCGCGGCGTCCATGATGCCCATTTACGCTGTGCCAGCAGTCAATGCGCCAGTGCCTTGAAAACTTAAACTTGCTTCAACAATGCCATCAAAAGAGGCTGTTCTGTTGTGACCAGTTACAAGAACATCTCCTTCGTAAGCTAAATCATCGGTAGCTGACGTGTCATTTGGTACAAAACTAATTGTTACTGTGTTGCCAGCTTGCAAGGCTACTTGCCCCGCAGTATCCGTAGGATCATAGAAAACTTCGCACGAGCCGGTCCAGCTTGTGATCGTTGCAACGTGAGTTGCTACCGATGATCCCATCGTTGTTGTTTCAGCAGTCGCTGCCGATGTTTCAATGCTAAATGACCGCAATTCTGCTATTGCCGCTGTGCCGATTTTTACCGATCCAGCATTGCCCTTAAATGTCGCCATGGTCTTCGTCCTCTACTTTTTGAACTTTTTTAGCCGGCTTTTTGGCCGGTGTTTGATTTGCTGGCTTATAGCCAGAATTTTGCATCGACTCGACCTGACTCGGGTGAACGTCGATCGTTACTTTGCCATCAGGCGATGTCATCAACATTTATCGATCCTCATAACGCCACGTCGGGCGCGTTGTTCGCAGTGCGGTATTGCACTGTGAAATTCATCGTTACAATTCCGATCGGCTGTTCGCCTTCGCCGGTCAACTGAATTTCTGTACTGGTTAAAAAACTATCTTTTGCCAGCGCATTTATTGTTGTGTCTGCCGCCATTGCGACCTCAACTTCCTTTGCAATTCCGTCCATCACGTCGTCAAGGTTGCTCGCAGTTTTTGCATAACCCTCGATCACTAAATTTAAATCCCGGTCTAGCTCTGGCTGCGCACCCATGACATCCGGCTCGCTTGATTCGCTGGTTGTGTAGACCAGCAGACCCGGCAAGTTGTTAGCGGCAAGAGGGTAAACGCGCGACTGGTAGACCTTGCTGCCGGTGGTTGCAAGTCCGGTCAACGTAGTCGCCACGCGCTCCCTAATTTGTCGTCTAACATGGTTCGCCATTACTGTGCCTCAAGCACTATTTCTGCAATTCCTGTGCCGTCAGGTCTTACTCCGACAACGTTATAATCTGCGCCATCAATCCCAATCACGTCGCCGTGTGACACCCCTGGCACTTTTGATATCTCCACCGTAATTACCGGCTGCGTCGTTTCGACGCCAATACCTCCAGCGTCCTCAAGATAAAACTCGTTGCGAAAAATAACGACAATCGCACTACTTGAGCCGCCGCTTGGTGTATAGGTTGCGGCGGTGCCGTGTTCACCCAGTTCAAAAAATTCGCCCAATTCTTCGAGAGCCATTGCTTTGCCTTACTTGCCTCGTTTTGTAATTTTGGGCGCATCTTCTCGACTCGTTACTTTTTTCGCTGACGCCTCAACTGGCACTGCTTTACCCATACGGATCAGCATGGTCGCGTCTTCGTCTGTGAGGTCGTATTCGCCTCCGGCTTTGCAGTCAAATCCACTTGCTACAACTCCGACTAAAACTTTTACTTTTGCCATCTTTTTGTTTCCTTTAGTGGTGGGGGATAGGCCCGCGACTAGCGCGGGCGAATCCTGAGTGCTTACCACTTTATTTATGCACCTTTTGCAAATGACTCGGCATGTCTAACGCCGATATCAACCATTGCGTGCAAGCCAAGCGTCAATTGCCCGGTCTGCGCGTTGCGCTCGGTGATTACCTCAATGGCCCCGAACTGAGCAATCATCAACTGGCTAAAGTCGCCGAGTAGGATCGTATTCGCAGACATGCTTGAGGTTGGGTTCACTGAGTAACCCATGATTGCGTTCTCTTCAGAAACAAACCGGCCAGAACCAGAGTCCTTGGTAGTTGTCTTCAAAGTTCCAGCAAGCGCGGGAGTTGTGACAAACGCCATGTTAGCGCCCATTGCATTGTCAGCAGCGATGGCTGATTCAATTGCAACGATTTCGGCAAACGTGGGAGCACCAGCAGAGCTGAATGAAACGCTACCAATTCCAGTTGTGCTCAAGATGCCAGTCGGCTGGTTGCTGCTTCCTGACCCAGCCAATGCAGCGGCGTCGATAGCGACGGCGATTGCCTGCGTGATGTCATCTTGAATAACAGCTTCGACCGAGGGGTCACTCTGAACCAAAAGATTGCGCGAGATTTGAACAAATGACGCGAGGTTTTTTGGAGTTAATGACACTGATGCGAACACTGGCTGACCTTCAGTCGGCGCGCCGTCCTCTGCAACCCAGTAGGTTGAAGTGCCAGTCGCCAACTTAGGAATGGCAACATTGCCTTGCAGGTTGCTCATTACTCGAGCACCAAGGCGAGTCGTTACCATCGCAGCGCGCAGTGCGTCGATGAACGATGCACCATCGTGGTCAGTTCCAACTAAAAAGCCGCCAGCGTTGTTGGTGCCAACTGTCAAATCACGTCGACCCCACTGCATGTCGGCAGGCATGTAAAAGCCGCCTTGTGATGCGTTGCCAGATCGCTGCCCAATGGTGTCGCTGATTTCTTTCTCAAGCCCAGCTTTTGACCAATCGCCTGATGCTGATGCAGAGATCGCTCGCAGCAAGCTATAGCTTTCTTTTTCACGCGCGCTGAGGTCAACATTCAAAGGGCTGGCAATTTCTGGCGCAGCTTCTGGCTTGCGCGCCAGCTCTTTTTTAGTTGCTTCAAACGCTTCGCGCTGGAAGTGATCAAGTGCAAAACCTTCGTTTAATGCTTTGTCGGCTAATTCGCGCAGATAAGGCGCATCTTTTGCCATTTCGTTGATAGTGCGCACTCGCACTTGCTCATCTTTCAAAGCAGCTTCGCGTGCTTCGTTCTTAACGACCTCGAGGTCGATCTTTTGCTCTTCCATTTCAGGAGTTTCCTTTTTTAAATTAATAACACGGGTTAGGTTTTCGCCTTGAACGGCGTCTGATCTCAACGTGGTAGCGCTAAGATCTGCGGGCGTAGATACAAGCGATATTTCATGGGGCGACCAACGGGTTGCCTCAAAAACACGCTCGCTGCGTTCTTCCATTTCGTCGATGACGTAACCGACGGAAACGCCGGACCTAATGCCATCAAGTACGTCTTGGTAAAACTCTTCGCCTCTTTCGCTTCTTGAAAATCGCACCGTGGCGATGCCACGACCGTCTTCAATTTTGGCGCTTTCGATGACGCCGATTTGATCGTTCAAGTCGTGATTAGCAAGCAACGCAGCTCGAGAATTTAAGCGCGTCAGGTCGACAGATCCGGGGGAGTGCGATAACACCTCAGTCCCGAACCATCTTTCGACCGGAGCTTCGCTTGAAAAGCTCAAGGTAAGTGTGCGAGCGTCTTCGTCGACGTTGGCCCGTTCAAAATTAAAATGCCGGTTTAGTGTTCCGGTCTTGATTTCATTCATTTGCATCGTCCTCCGTTTGCATCGGATTAACCGGGCCAAACTCAAGCCCAAATTCGGCCATCAATTCTTTCTCTTTAGCGCGCTGATCAAACACTTCCTCAAGGTCTTTGCCTTGGCTTGCCGCGATTGCTGATAGGGAAGTGACGCCCAGCTCATAAGCCATTTGATGACTTTGCAGCTCTTTTACTGGGTCAACCCATGACCAACCGCGAGGCACAAAAGTCGCGTCTGCGGCGGTGCTAGAAAGGCCCAGCCGGTTGCGGTTGAACTCAAGCCAAGCTGAAAAGATTGGCCTGATTAAGTGGCAGACATAGAATTGCTGCCACTTGCGCCAGTTGTCGCGTTCCTCGATTGTGCCGGCCCTGATAGAGCTAAAATTGACGCTTGTAAGGTCGCTCGAAAGCGCGTGATAGGTGACGTTTAAGCCAGTGGCAACGCCGCGCAAAACGCCGGCAACGTAGTCAGAATAAGCGCTGACCGGGTGATTGGGGTCGAGCATTGCCAGCTCAGTTCCAGCCGGCAGTTCCGTAAATCCAACGCCACCGATCGACGAGGGCAGGCCATAGCCTTCGGCGTTGTCTTCATCGTCCAGATAGTCGCCCGTTGGTGTCTTGTAGTAGCCAACCTTACTCGCTGCTATCTCGGCGGCACGCATTTCAGCTCGCTCGTATCGATTGAGCATTAACAGGTGAATCATTACCGGAGCAAGCCAAGTTGCGCCGCGTATCTGATTGGGGCGATCCGACTTGTAAATGTGAATAATGTCTTCGGCTAAAACGCGCTCGTATTGATTGATATTCGGCGACTTGGTTGGCATTCCGAAAATGCTTGGCACCTTGTTTGGTGGCATTTTCCAAAGGTAATAGGCGACCGGCTTGCCAGCTCGATCGAGTTCAATGCCTTGGATGATCGCATTGTTGCCATCGGTCGCTTCGCGGTTTAGTGCGTAATCAAGAAAATCAGCGTCGTATAGCGCTATTTTAAATTCAGATCCGCGCACAATCCGCACGATGACTTCGCCGTCTCGAGCAACTGAGCGAGCGACTAGGCGCTGAATATCTTCCCAATCAAGACGACCGTCGCGCGAACAGTTTTCGGCGTAGGTCCATCTTTTAAACTCTTGCTCAATAACCCGATTTACGCGCATATCCAGCTTGCCGCGATTGGTGCGCGCTTTGCTTTGCAGCTTGACGCCTTCGCCAATAATGTTGGTTTCGACGAGATTGAGGTATCGAGCGACGTAATCGTTGTTCTGCTCGAGGTCGCGGGCTCTAGCGCGCAACGCCTCACCTTGCGTGCGCAAGTCTTCGTTGATCGATTTGACTTCGCTGACCCAGTTTTGAACCACGTCAGGGCTTGCTGCGTCCCAGCGGCGCACATTGTTCATGATCTAATCCCGAATCTTTTGCGCGTCTTGGTGTTTATTTCGCCAGCGGTTTGGTCGCGCATACGCAACAACTCCGGGAGATCTACATAGGAAAAACTGCGACCAGCGATCGAATATGCACTCGCCGTTTTTGTAGTAAGGGTCAAAATAGCAGTCTCGAGGTTCTCGAGTCGCTGGCGCAGATTAGTGATCGGGTTGGTGGTTGCCTCGTCGCGGTTTGCAACTAGCAAGATCTCACCAGATCCGATGGTCAGTCGCTCGCTGTCTGAGTTGCGCGTGATATAAGCCTGATAGGTGTACCGACCCACGGTATAGGCAGCGGTTGTCGAGCTGGCGACTTCGACTATATATTCAAGTCCAGAAGCACTCGCCGTAATGGCGATCTCAGTTGCGCCAGAGCCTTGCAAGCGCAGCGCATATTTCAGCGTATAAGCTGAGTTCGCATAATCACTATTAAGGTCGGTGCGCTTCCACGCCCAGCGATCACCGGCAACCAATTGAGTTGGTTCCGAGGTCGGATAATTCGCAGAATCAAACGCATTTGTCATCGAGCTATGATCTCGATGTTTCTGTCAAATTTTTAGGGAAAAACTTTACAACTTTGCAAGATATTTGAGCGGAACAGTAAACCGTTTACTTTTCCGCTTTTAACGCTCGTTCAAGATTTGATATACCCGCTGGCGCGTTATCTTGAAACGTCCGCACAAATCATCGATGTTCCTACCGTTAAATTCCGATCTCAGTAGATCTCGATCTATCTTGGGTTTTTTAAGTATATAGACGGTATCACCGCCGGCTTGCTTGTGTAAGGCCTCGACGATTGCATCGCGCAGTTCGTTGGCCAACGATCGGTCGACTTTGCTGTGTAAAACCTCGGTAATAATGGCCTCGATCACAACCACGCGCCTTTTGGTTGCGCGTTAATGCTCCATTTCCGTCGTTTTGACGGTGTTTGTACGTCATTTGGCGGCGTTTCAGGCGCTTTTTGCTGCGGTACTGGTGAACGTTTGCGCTGGTTTTTGCTTAGTCGCAAGGCGCTTAGAGCGTATACACGGCAATCGAGGGCCTCATTTCGCGCCCGAGTTGTCACCCATTCTTGCCTTGGTCGGCCTTTACTGTACCTTGTGACCAGCTTTTCAGCCGTCAACTGCGCAAAATACTCGTCATCATAAGCCGCGTCTGCGGGAAAATGACAGTATCCCGGCCCCGGCTCGCTGATTGTGAGATAAGAATAAACCATGCTTTTGCCCTGATCGACGCCAATGGGCTCTGCACTGATCGCCTTTTTGCGGCGGCGAGCCAGTCGACGCGCGCGCTTCTGCGCGTCCTCAATTAAGGTGATGCCAAATCCAGAAACGCCCTTGATCGCGTGGCAATACTTGCGCTTTTCGCAAAACGCATAGACAAGGCTGGTATTGTATCCGCTGTCAATCGCCACCGAGTCAGGGTTTAGATCATCAAGTAAATCTGCGAGATCATCCCAAACAGCAGGCTGCGCTGTGTCGCCAGTTAAAATGATGTAATCGAGCGACCAGCTTTCCTCGGTTTTTGCGTCCCACCCTACGTGCTCTAGTTCCAACCGATCTTTTTGCACGTCGATGCCAATGGTGGTTTTGTCGAACTCCAGGTCGGTTGGATATTCTTCCCGGCGCACGATCAAACTTGCCGGATCGAGCTGCTCGCCTTGTTCTTGCCAACATTCTCCCAACACCGTATTTACAAACGTCTTTAATTGTTCCTGACTGCCTTTTTTAGCGGCGATGAAATCGGTAGCCGCATCGCTCCAACTGTACCAGCCAAGCGGCGAATATAAGCTGCTGAGGTGATAGCCTTTATATCTGCCGGTGGCAGTGGGTCGCCATTCGCCGCGCAAAAGCATGTTGGTCTTGTTGCTTTCAGCAATCTCAGATCCACACTCAGAGCAAATCAAGCACGCCGTCGTGGGGTCGTCATTTTGCCAGCTTATGCGGTCCCAACCTATTGTGATGAAGTCGTCGCAATGGGGACAGGGCAGATAAAACTGCCGCTGATCGCTTTGCTCGTAATACTCTTGAATTGTGCAAAGTCCGTCAATTGTCGGTGTGCTGCACATAAACACCTTGCGATTGCGCTTAAATGTCGCGGTGCGGCGAATTGCCAACTGCACTGGCGAGCCCTCGCCATCAACGTCGCTGGGATAGCTCGACGCTTCATCGAGAAACAGATAGCGAGCTGGCATCGAGCGCAGACCGACATTCGAATTTGAGCCGGTGAGGATCAAGGTGCCGCCGGCATAATCTTTTTGGAACAAGGTATTGCCAGAATCTCGGGCTCGAGGCGCTGCAATTTTGCTCGCAACCTCCGGGATTGAATCTAGCATCGGCCCGATTCGTTGTTTACTCGCACGCTTGGCGCTGTCGGCGGTCGGCATTACGTACAGCATCGAGCCGGGGGCGTGATGTATGACATAACCTAGCCAATTGTTGCCGGCTTCGGTCGCGCCAATCTGCGCGCCTTTCATAAAAACGACAATATCGTCGGTCGACTGAGCGCTTAAAGAATCCATGATCTCGCGCAAATAGGGCGTGCGATCGGTGCGCCATTTGCCGGCCTCGCTGCTGCTGGCTTGGTC